AGATTCGTTGAGGTAATGAAGAGCGCCTGCACTTCAACTTGCGGATCCGGTTCCCGCGTCTTTTCCCAGTGAATCGGTGGCCCCAAGAACCAGTGAAACACTTTGCTCAGCCCATCCTCTCGCGTGGGTGTAGCCGAAAGTCCGAGCATTTTCTTTGTCTGGATTTTCTGGAGAGTCTTAGAGAAATGTTGTGCCCCTAGGTGATGGCATTCATCAAATATTGTAAATCCGTAGTCATTGAAGGTTCCATCCGCAAATGTCTGAATACAGAGTGTCTGAATCATACAAATCGTGCAATCATAGTGAACTGTTTCTGACTTGGGGGCACAGTCGATATTTGCTCCAGTAAGACGAGCCATCAGTTCATCCTTGGTTCCTCCAACACGGAGCCCAGCCCCTTTAGCAAGCGCCTTTAACTCTGCCAGCCCGAGCGCTTTTGATGTAATCGTCTCGGTACCTATCTGATGTGTGTCCGATTGTAGAATGCCAACCCGTAGATTCGGCATGAGCGCCTCGATTTCCCCCTTCCACTGATTCATCAAGAACTCCTTATCAACAATAATAAGAAACCGCTTTTGAAGAAGTGAGGCAATCCGTAATGCCATGAATGTCTTACCCTTTCCACACGGAACACAAATAAGACCATTAGCCCCGGCATCAACGAACTTATGGATAATATCGGTCTGGTATGGATAGGGGATTCCCTTAAACTCGGCGGCGGATGGGCTCAAGGAACGACCTTCACAAAGAACATTTGAATCTGGGGGCCCAAAACGTTCAATACCCCATGCACGAGGAAAATACCAACGAACTGGTGATTCCTTATATAACTTAAATGATGCTGCACCATCTTTACCCACATATCGAGCGTTTACCTTTGGAGCGACTGTAAGCAGGGCGAGAACTTCTTTAGTTGTGCTCTCATCAAGTGCCGCTTTTACAATCGAATAACCTCTGTGTGTAAGTGTACGGCTCATTACATGTTGTTGGCGACCTTTAACATTCAAATTTAAGCGCAACCCATATAAGATGAAGTGGTTCTATCCGACCGTCGCCGCATGCGGCCTTGTGTTTATTGCCACACCCTATACGCCAGATTTTCTTTTAAAACTCGTTGTCGGTAATGTCATTGGTGTATTTGTTTTACTTGCACTAACACTCGTAGCAGTTCGTCAGAATCCAGTCGTGGGAATGGCCGTTTTCTTAGCAGCAGCGGCCCTTTTCTTAGAACAAAGACGCAGAACAGTATCTTCGATTCAAACCAAATATGGGGGTGATAAGGCGGTTGATAATCTAATCGTGCCGGCCCGTAATATCATTCCCAATGAAGTGCATCCGTCGCATCTTACTCCCGAGGTAGATAGTCATGAGTTCGAGCCCTCAGAAAAATCAGAAGACAATGAGTTTAGTCGCGTAGGCGACAGTATTGATGAGAAGCATGCTCTAACTTCAGGTAGTATGACGACCGATAAGTTAGTTGAGATGTTTGAGTCCAAAGGACTTGCTTCTATTTCATAGATGGTAAGAAGATTGCTGTGCACATACCTCCAAAAAATGTTAGAATAAGTAACACAACTACTAGAAGCATCCATCCTCCATTTACTATTTGGGATGGAGCGGATCCACCAGTAATAAAATGAAAAAATAAATAAACTATTCCGCCGATTACTAATAATCCAAGCAGAATACCCAACATTCCCTCTATTATTGTTAAAATAACGGGAGGTATTGTTTGTCCTGTTCGTTCATCTCTTAGCAGTTGTCTTTCAGCAACAACTTTGCTTAAAGGCGCTCCAGTCGCCGTATCTACCAGAATCTGACCATTCTTTATCTGTGAATCCGGGTCAAAGGGTACGCATTTATAGGCGCTGGGGTCTGCTGTTGATGGCGGCGGAGGCGGCGGAGGCGGAGGCGTCGTCTGAAATCCCTCCACCGAACGTTTCTTAGTACCCTTCGGATTTAGCAGAGACCCTGTTGTCATTACCTTATTTCCGAAATCCCCTTGATTTGTCACAGATGACAATCGCCTTGTGACACCTGAATCCACCGTTGAAATATAAGGGGCTCCTGTATTTAGCACAGTATCTAACTGCTTTTGCATATCCGCAGTGATTTGAGTCCCATCGTAACAGACAAATACATCCATTGTTTTATAGGATGCATTTGCCTGTATAGGAATCAAACACGTTGAGTATGTTGCAAAGTTTGCATCAGGGTCTGGAAAACAGTCTTGTAGGCTATAGACAGTATTTGCATCCGCTGTACTTACGAGCCCCGATAAATACGATGGGTCGATTGCACCCGTGCTTAACAGGGGCATAACCAGCATTATATATGCATCGGTTGCGTCTATAATCGATTGAAATGTCACTATAAAATCGTACTTATTGATATCTTTAGTAACAGCAGGAATCAACCATTCAGTATGAGTTGATTCACATACCTGTACACTAAGGAGACGATATTGTCTACCGTTATATCTCAGAGTTGTCTTATTTGATAGCTCTGAAGTTCCCTCATCTGTATATCCAGTAAGTTCATCGGTATTAAATACAGGCGACGTTGTTCTCGGAGCCCAACTCACATCAAGACTAATGTTTTCACGTGCATGCTGATAATCTGCATCTGTTGGAGTGAATCCTAGTTTAAGAGGAAATGATTGTATTGAACCGGTAGGGCATGTACGGGGCATCTACTTGGTATCAGTAAACATTAGATAATCGTCGGAACATACGTGGGACCATTAAAGCGATAGATACTGACAGTCCCTTCCTCACCCAGTGACGCAACCTTGATACGCTCGCCGTCCATCAACTCACTGCAGCCAACATCATCTTGGCAATCGCGATTTTGATAGCGGATAGGAAGAGGAACAGGGTTATATGTATCTGTGCGGGTATAGTACTGAAAGCGATCGGAGCGGGCCGTTGTGCGGCGACCATAGAGCGGAAGAATCTTTCCATCCTCCGATTTAATAACACCCATACTCTGATAGGTCTCGGGCAGTCCGCGTGTAGGAACTGCAGGAAGGCCGTACATTGTCGAGGTTGTCATGTCCGGGGCAGTCATCCAGCTTCGCTCAGGTTTAGGGGCGCGCATGTATCGATCGTCCCCCGATTCCGTATTTACGACGACATTGATTTCTTCTCTTTGTGTTTCTCTTTGTGTTTCTCTTTGTTCTGGTTGGCGTTGTGCTTGGTTCGATGTAACTAGAACGGCGATTACTATAGCCATCGCCATAATACAAACAACCCCACCAATAAATAGTGTGGATGACTGTATATATATCCGACTCATCTAACGTTAACTCTCAATTTCTGCTACCGTTAAGCAGAACTTAAGCACAACTTAAGCACAACTTAAGCAGAACCAGTCGTCGTCACGCCTGCAACAGATGCATCCGCCGCCGCGCCAGTTCCTAGAGGTTCAAGGGCAGTTACAACCGCGCCATGGTCAGGGCCATTCTGAAGGACAGGGTTTGCTGAGAGGAAGTTCTCCCGTGTGGACGGTATGGGAACAGATGACTCAGGCGGCGGCTGAATCATTGCGCTACCGAATGTGGACGAAGGTACACTGGAGACTGTGCCTGCATCAGTTGGTTGTTGAAGAGGGACATTGTCAAGAATATCGGCCGACTCAAGAACTCCTGTCGGGGAATCTACCTTCGGCGCAAGAGGAGCGCCCTGGCGTACATCGACCACCCGCTTCTGAACGGACACGGCATCCTTTGCCTGAAATCCCTCAGATTTAGCAGATTCTGAGAGAATCATCGTGTTTAGAAGCTGAATAGCGACAGGGACCGCAAGAACACAGAGAGTATATACCATCGATTTCGTAAGGCCGTACACGACGAGGGCCGCTCCAAAGGTCAGTGTCGCAGTCGACAGTTTCTGCGAATAAAGGAGGTATGCGGCAAATATGACATTTGCAGCCGGTAGTAACATTTTTTGGACGTGCATGAAACCTTCTAAAGTAATGCGAGGATTTCTTTATTTTAATATATAGTTTTGTTTGTATAAGCAATAATATGACATTATACACTTAGAAGTGGTACGATTACCCTCTGTAAAATCCAAAAGGAAATGGCTGCAACAATCGATTTTAGAAGGAGACCGATGGTTGTTAGCTCGCCCGTAGACTTTACTACCGAGGGAAGATAGTGCGAAAATAGAACATTGACAATAGGAAGGCTAAAAACAAATACTAGCACGGCGACAAATACAGGAAGCTTTACCTCCTCGCTAATACGAGAAATCCACGACTTGGTAGGCTTCGGAGGTGCAGTGTATGAGCCGGGCGGAGTGGCAGACGCCCACTGTGCTCCTCCTTGTGGAGCGGCGGCCACCGGTGCTCCTCCAGACCACTGCTGTCCGCTCTGCCCCATTGCGGTCGCAAAATCGGCGGCAGTGGGGTGTTGTCCACCAATAATATGCGCTGTAGCAGGTCCCGTATCCATTACGCGCGAGGCCATCGTATTCGGGTTCGGCGCATTGATTACATGGGACGCCGGGGGTTCCGGATTTCCGTTCATCTCAGATAGTATTTTCTGAACTAAGTCGCCATCGCCCCCTCCAGTCTTCTCATCGAGGTCGGCAAGTAGAGTGCTCATGTTCTGTCATTCTGGGATGAAAAGGTTTTTTGCTTTATGAACGAATATCGCGCTCAAATGCTTCGATAAATCCATCCTTTGGACACGTGACGGTCTCTGTCTTGAACTGGTAGCACTTATCGCCGACCTGGTATGTGGATGATTTAACTTCTTCGATGGGCGGGGCTCTTAGAATGCGGCATGAATCTCCGCGGCATCCAGGTTTAAGAATGGCCATGATTCCAAGAGCAATAATAAAGCTTCCACCCATATTAAATCCCTCCGTCTTTAGGAACTCAAACATATCTGACTCTCCGCGATATGTTTTTTCTAACCGGCTATAAGATGCTGAGCCATTTTCGGTTATTTCCATTCCTAGCAGGGATTGTGCTTGGATTCATTGTTCTCAAATATTACCAGCCGCCTGCACATACAATCTTTGAATATCCCCACCCTGATAATGTTGTTAATCGATTCTACAGAGATAGAAATGCCGTGTGTTATAAATACAACTCGAAAGAAGTCAACTGCAATGAAAATGAGCTGACGCTGAAGCAATATCCTTTACAAAATTAACTTCGACCGAAGTTAATAACGACGCCTAAATCCGCCGCGGACCGCGTTAATAATCGCACCCTTCTTGGCATTCTCTTGCTCCTTAGCGGTAATCACTGCCTCTGCAGCTTCATCTTCGACTCCTTCAACCTCCCCGACCTCTCCAGAGCGTAAACGCGTTCGGAGTGTCTCAAGGGCAAGTCCAACTGCGTTGTCCCCCTTCCACTTCGTAGCATCTACAATGTTTTGTTCAGAGGGTCCTAGTCCAACGCCCAGAGGACCAGGTCTCTGGTCGGCAAATATCAATGTGTCAGTTCCAGTCGCGAGCAGTTTTTCTGCCAGCTCCGGGTGCTGTTGATAGAGTGCCGTGTAAATGGCGAGCCATATACTTTTTGCATCAGCAGGATGCTTATCATATTTACGAGTTAAGATACGGATTGTTCGTGGCGCGGTTGTTTTCTTGAGGGTTTCACGCAGCTCAGAAAGACCCGCCAGAGTTGCTCGTTCAATCTCATATGCCTGGAGGGCTGATGCACTTTCAACGTCGTGGAAAGTGAATCGTACTGGCCACAGCGGGCTTAGATATCCATTGAGCGCTTCTCCATCAGTGTCAAAGAAGATACGGGCAATGCGACCGTCCTTTAGCTTCGTACGACTTTGGTCTTTCGGTGCAGCGGCAGAAGCGGCCTCTTCTTTCTCCGGAGGGGCTTCCGTATCAACAATGTACTTTCCATAGAACTGCCACGCGGGAAAGTTTCTGAACCCGAGCCCAAAGATCTGATTGTCATACGGGTCGGTTTTTATTGGCTTACCATCTGCATCGATTGGTTTTGTAGATGTTATCATATTATAGACAAGTTTACGCGTTTCATAGGGTTCATCAAATAAAATCTCGCGCGTTTCAGGATTCTCAATATCAAACACCTCGCGAACCGCTGAGCGGGCTGCATTACGACGGGCATCAAGTTCTGCTACGCGTTGATTGGCGCGCAGAACAGGACCGCGCGCTCCTGTAATGGCCAGCTGCTGCCACGCCACCCGGAGTTCTTCAATGGCCTGTTCATATTCAGTTTCTATTTCGGAAATCAGTTCAAGGCGGTATTCGTCCATTGCATCCCGTTCACCGGCGTCAAGTGGAATATAACGTTTAAGTTGTATAACCTCTTCAACCTCGCCGCTCTTGCTTCGAACTTCTAGGTTGCCGTTCTTTGTATAAGTATATTGTGCCGGTAACTTTCGCCGCTGTTTATAAAACTGATTGATTTTTACCTGTGTTACTTTATTGTAGGGCTCTTTCGGAAGTGTATATACCGGTGCCTGTTCTACCCCTTGCGCTTGTGGTGCCGCTTGTTCTTGAGGTGCCGCTGCGGAAAGCCCTGCGGAAAGCCCTGCGGAAGAAACTGGACCCTCTGTTTCTGCCATCTGGTCAATGGAAGGAAACGAAATGAACTATACCATACGATTAACATTCAGCATTGTCCATGGAATTTTACTAACCCTTATAAGTTTCTCCTTTCTTCTTCTCATACCATCCTTTACCGAATCTCTTTTTTCCTTTTTCGGCTTTATTCTTCTTCCACTTGTAAGTCTATTCCTTACGGTTGGTTGTAACGCATGTGTTGAATATATTGCATTCTCAAAAATAGAGATACAACAGGTCATGAAAGGGTGCTGGATTCCTTCTCTCGGAATCTTTTGTATTACAGCAATCTTGTATCCTTTAGAGATTATGAAGTTTAGCTGGGTGGGACCGATGAACACTCTGACGGCAACAGCCGTAGTGGTCAACGGATTTCTTACAAGTTTCTTACAACTCTATGTATCTCGAGGGATTCAAGCGGATGCCCGTGCCCCTCATCTTGATTCTTCAGAGCCCGCCAAAGACTCATCATCGGGGGATTCTTCGCCGAGATAAATATATCTAGGTGTTCCCGATGAGTTAGCACCATTTTTATCGAGTTTATAGTATCCGGGCTTCATCACTTCGACTACCTTTTCAGCAGGCGCCGGTGTGAAGCTATTTCTCGGACGATTGTTTCTAGGCGGGGCATTTGTAAATGTATTCATGTTTGTATTTGTATTTGTATTCTTGTTCTTGTTCTTATTATTCTGCATCGGCATCAAACTATGCTCATCCATATTCGCCAAAGCAGTTGCGGCGGCAACAGTCGAGGCTGCAATCTCGCTACCCTCCGTAACAAAAGCGACAACAAGGCCATAACTCACGACAGCCCAGACAATGCAGAATAACCAAAGGGGGAATAGAGTCTTCTCATCTGACCCTGTTCCAAACTCCTTCCACCGTCCATCCATATGAAACATCAGCTGCGGCCGAAAAAAGAGTACAATGG